AAACTCTAAACACCGATCATTGGTATGACTTGCCAGAAGACAAGTGCTTGCAACTGAAGGCTGCGTATTACGAAAAGCCTAATTTTGATTTGGTTAAGAAAAATCTAGAATCAGTATACAATGGCGGCACTATTATAGGTACCATTACTAGCTATTATGTAAAAGACCTTATGGCTAAAGTGAAGCTAGAATCTCCGCGATGGTCTATCGAACAAGTCTTTGAATCTATCGACTTGATACGCTACTTTTGGAGTAGGGTACTTTCAAGTGATAAAGTATATCCAAAGACCGATTCTGATATCAAGAACTTTGAAGCTGCCCTGCGACTTAGCGGCGGTGGTGTTGCGATGAAGCCGTCTAACTATCCGATTAAGTCAGTAGATGAGGTTCTTTCTAAGTATAACATCAATGGCAAATATTATGATTTTTCATGTGGCTGGGGAGTACGACTACTTTCAGCAATGAGAAATCGGGTTGAGTATTATGGTACTGACCCTAATAACCTACTAGTAGACAGACTTAGGCAGATGGCTACTGATTACAATACTGTTAATGGTACATCCGCATCGTATGATATTAGGTGTCACGGTTCCGAAACATTCGTTCCAGAATGGGAAAACACTATCGGAGTAGCCTTTAGTAGTCCTCCGTATTTCAATCTTGAAGACTATGGTGTTGGTAATCAGTCATACAAGCCCGGAACCTCTTATCAAGAATGGCTAGATAACTATCTGCGACCTACGATAGAAAACATCAAGCGATACTTAGTTGATGATGGAAAGATGCTCGTTAACATCAAGGATTTCTTAGATTACAAGCTATGCGCTGATACTAGAGCCATTGCAGAAAGCTTAGGCTTTCATTATGTAGAAACGCTCACATTGAAAAACATAACTCGACCAAGTGCTAAAGTGGACTTAAATACAGACGAAGGCATCATGGTGTTCTCAAAGAAACCTGAACAGCCTATTCCCTCACCCTTGAGTTTATTTTCGTTTGGGTAATTACGAGTTACTAAAGATTGACAACCATACTAAACTGTGATAAAGTGAAAACACTATGAATATATTTTATGTAGATTCGAATGCTGAGGTTGCCGCCCGCAACATGGTTGACAGGCATGTTGTCAAGATGATTCTTGAGACAGCACAGCTCCTGTCAACTGCCCATCGTGTCATTGACGGTGAGGAGTATGTGGGTCAATCACAGTCCGGACGCAAAGCAAAACGATGGAGGTTATCTGGTAATGCTGACGCTATTATGTACGCTGCTACTCATATTAATCATCCTTCGGCAGTTTGGGTTCGTGAAAACTCTGCTAACTATGCTTGGTTGTATGATCATCTTTTGGCTCTTGGTCGTGAGTACACTTATCGCTACGGTCGTACTCATCTTACAATTGATAAGCTAAAAGATATTCTTAAGGATGCCCCCGAGAATATTGAACAGTCCAACGTAATGACTAAGATGCCATCTTGTATGGACAAGCAATACATCGTTAGCTTAGATCCAATTATCAACTATCGCAACTATTACAACTACGGCAAGACTGACTTGCTTCGTTGGTCTAATCGTCCGCCTCCGCAGTGGATTGATGGTACGGTTATCCTGACCGACGGTAAGAAGCAGATATATACTATACAGAGGTAAAATATGTTTGAGAAATTAAAAAAATTGTTTAGTCCAGCTCCGGAGATTATTCCAGAGCCAGTTGAACCTAAAGTAAAAAAGGCGCCTAAGCAGAAGGAATTAACTCCTAAAGAGAAAGCAACTTCTTTAGGAGAGCCTTACGTTAATATTATAAGCGTTGAACTTGACCCGGCTGATATCAATAATGGGTCATTTGAACTTGATTGGAATGATAAGTTTGTTGTTATCCTTGTTAAACAGGGTTATAAGATTCGTGCTGATGATACAGACGCACAGATTGTAGATAGATGGTTCCAAACTGTATGCCGCAATATTGCACTTGAAGTGTATGAGCAGCAGCAAGCCGATCCAGATAATCGTGAATCAGATATGCGTGTTATTCAGCAGCGTGACCTCGGTGGTGGCTTTACGGAGGTAAGTTAATGTTCACTGATTTAGAGTTGTTTGCACCAACATTTACTATTAACTGTGCTGACCTTGACACAGCAGACGAAATCTATAATATCTTTAGGACGCATAATACTAGATATTTCGTATATGTATTTTTTGCTGTTACTGGAGAACTGACTCCAACTTATCTCAAAGTTGGAGAAAGTGCGCCTGACGGTAAAAGGTCTAATCAAGGTCAATTGGGCGAAAGAATCGTAAGGCAAGCGGCTAATTTTCACGGTTATTCGAATGGTATTCCTGCTAGTAGCAACGGATGTGATTTGCGTAAAGGGGTAGATGAATTGATTAATACTAATCAATTGCCTGCTAATTTCGACAAGAACAATCTAGCTGTTGCAGTTTGGGACTTATCTATCCTAAATTGGGATTCGATTGAGGGTGGTAAAAAACACCAATCAAGATGCGCTGAAGGGCAACTGTCTAATCAGATTAAAGATTTTAGTGACGGGAACGGCACCTTACTTAACATTGTAGACCCAGAAACAAACAAAGCCTATAAAAATCCTGGCATTAGTCGAGACCTTTTTGATAGTTTATTTGAGGTTGGTGAATAAAGGGCTTGACAACTACTACGTTATTGTGTATTATATGTATATATTAACGAGTAAGGAATGTTATTATGGCTACTACAAAAACTAAGAACTTTGATATTTTCGTTTGGAATACGTCTCTCCCCACAGTAGACTCCAATGAACGTCCGTTCAACGTGCTTGATAAAAAGCCCGATGACCATGAAGCTAAAACTGTAGCAGATTTAGTTAATGAATTTATGCAGAGTCCACTAAGCAAGATTGCTAAGCGTAATATCGACAAGCAAGGTAATGTTCCCTCGTATGAGGATATCGCTGATTATCATGCGCTTCCCCTTAGTGTGCTACTAAGTGCATTAGCAGTTCAGCGTCCCGTAAATCCCGGACATGTTAAGAAGATTGCTGAGAACTATGATGGCAAGAAGGTTCAATACGTAAATGTATTGAAGATTAAGCACAAGAATAAGTGGTATTACTACATCATTGACGGCCAGCATACTGCTGTAAGCTATGGTGTAATGGCTCAATGGGGATATTTTGAAAGCGTAGGCATTACTGCTGAAAACTGGACTGATGTTAAGGTCAAGTGTCAGGTAGTAGAGTTCCATAACTTTGAATTTGCCCGCGAACACTTCTTGGGCATCAACGGCGCCGACAAGCTAAAACTCGCTTATTTCGATAAGTGGAAGAACTATGTTCTTTCTAAGCGTCAGGATAATCCAAAGACTATCACCAAAGACTTGTATGAGGATGCTTTTTCTAAGCAGGTGATTATGGAAAAGTATAACATCATTCCTGTTCACGAAAAGGATGATGAGAATATTGACAAGCCTGGTGCTTTTGTTCGTGTAGACCTACTTAAGGATTTCACAGAAGAAGAAATGCATTGGTGGTGCCAGATTCACAAGTGGAACTGGGACTATCGTAGTGTTGACTCGTTTGAAGTGTCTCCGATGGTCAATCTACGTAACAAGATCAAAGGCACTAAGAATCTTAGTAACAAGGAAATCAAGGAGTTTGTTATCACTCTCGGTAACATCATTCGTAACGTTTCCGGTTCGCCAGCAGTGTTTCGTACTCTAGCAGAAGCGACCTTTAAGGAATGGTACAGTGTTGCTAATCCCGGTGAGAAGGTTCCTAGTATTCCTGCTGACGGGTCGCTTGCGCTGCTTCTTCAAATCTATGAAGAACATAATGGCCCCTTTACTAATATCTCTAAGCATTTTATGGAAGACTATAATGATAACGGATATAAAATGTTTCATGCGCTTCCGCAAGACTTGCAGGATTTGATTGTAGCGTGACACAAGGTCTTTACATCGCCGAGGTGCAAGGTAAAGAACATAGCCTTAAACCCGGCATTACAGAAGACCTATCTAGTCGTATCAACGGATATACGAAGGGCGGGGATGATGTGACAATACATTTTTTGTGCATTGCCCGCCCGGGTTTAGAGGGCCAAATTCGAACCTTAGAGGAAGATGGAAAGGTATACTTCAAGAAATTCTTTTCGAAGTTTAACGGATTTAATAGAACCGAGTATATCAATATTGCCGATACCGGAATGACGCTAGAGATACTAGAAGAATACTATCGCAAAAAAATCAAGTTTATCCCCGGCATCTTTATAGTAAAAAAAGAGCATTTGCCGCTCAACAAAGAGAGCAGCAACTTAAAAAACTTTATGGAAAATGCATTGAAACATCCAGAAAAATACCTTGAGGTCATTTAAGGCTTGACAACTGCTAATATATAGTGTAATATGTAAGTATATTAACAGAGAAAGTACCACATGAAATACGCATTGATCGACACAGCTAATACTTTCTTCCGCGCTCGGCACGTTGCTTCACGCAGCGCCGACACATGGGAGAAGATTGGCATGGCTATTCACCTATCGTTAGCATCGGTCAATATGATTGTGCGTCAATACGGAATTGACCATGTCGTGTTTTGTCTTGAGGGTCGTAGCTGGCGCAAAGACTTCTATCCCCGTTACAAGGCTCATCGCAAGCTTGACGAAAGTGCAATGACAGAACGTGAAGTAGAAGAAAACAAGATGTTCTGGGAAACATATGACGTTTTCACTACTTACCTGCGTGAAAAGACTAACGCTAGCGTATTGCGTGTCCCTAATGCAGAAGCAGATGATATCATTGCTCGTTTTGTTGATTTGCATCCCGATGATGAACACTTCATTATTTCTAGTGATAGCGACTATGTCCAGCTTATCAGCGAGAAGGTGAAGCAATACAACGGTGTTGCTAATCAGCTTATCACGCTTGATGGATACTTCAATGACCGCGGTAAGCCTATCAAGGATAAGAAAACTGGTGAGCCTAAGTTGCTTGAAGACCCTGAATATCTGCTGTTCAAGAAGATTATTCGCGGTGACGCAACTGACAACGTGTTCAGTGCATACCCGGGCGCTCGTGAGAAGGGTTCTAAGAACACTGTAGGCATTCGTGAAGCATTTGAGGATCGTAACAAGCAAGGCTTCAATTGGAATAACTTCCTCTTGCAGCGTTGGGTCGATCATGAGGGCGTTGAACACCGCGTAAAGGATGATTATGAACGCAACCGCACTCTGATTGACCTTCGTGCTATGCCCGACGAAATCAAGTTAGCTGTTGATAACGTAATCAAAAGCGATATTCGCACTACTAAAATGCCGATGGTAGGCATTCATCTTATGAAGTTCTGTGGCAAATATGAATTGACTAAGATTAGTGAGCAAGGTGAAACTTACAGTAAATGGCTTAACTCTCCTTATGAAGGGATTCTGAATGGCTAAAGAACTTTTTTCGTGCAAAGATTGCAAGCATTCTACTATGTCTATGGTTGACAGGATTTTCACGTTGAATGGTCGTATAGCAGTATATGATTCTAACTACAAATGCTCCAAATTTCCTGAGGCAAAAACAGTAGTTGAGGATATAGTTCTTGGTCCAATGAAAGTAAAGGCTAAGCTGCCGTATTGTAGCATCGCCCGTCGCCACGGTGAATGCGGTCTGGATGGGAAATATTGGCAACCCAAGCATAAGAGAGATTTATTTAAAATGTTAACAAAGGAAAATCATGACTGAACTAGTCGCAAAACCAATCGTCAAGAATCAATTTTGGATTGTTACTGACGGTAATAAAAAAGTAGGTAATATTGAAGCTAACAATGCAGGTTACGGGGTGCAAATTAACGGCACCTTCCTTCAGTTTAATAACGCAGATGAATTGAAGAAATCAACCAAAATTAAGTTTGAGAGCAT